TCCTATTATAGGGATACAGACTACCACGCCCGCGCCTAATTGGGGTAGGTATCATAGCACAGGAGGCACATACGGCTCATCTACATTACAGCCATCATTTTCAGGAGGTCTATTAAATCTATTTGGCTCTAATAGTGCAGGTAATCCAGCATCTCAGGGAGTATATCAGAGAATTATAGGGCTTACCTCAGGAGTAGATTATGACTTAGTAATAGATGTGCATAGCGTTACATCAGGAGCATCAGGAGATTTATTTATAGGTAATATGTATGGCACTCAGACAAATGTAGGAGGCACAGGATTAGACCATTTAGGAGGTAATTTATTTATAGAGTATAGTATTGGACCAGGCACATATACCTATACATTTACAGCTAATGCAGCACAAGCATTATTACTATTAGAGTATAGGGATGATACAGGAGGCAGGACTTTAGTAGATAGTATAAGTATAAGAGAAACACAAAACGCAGCAAACTCAGTATATGAGGACTTTGCAGATGGGCAGGTAATATTAGATTTATATGAGGATGAGACTATACCTCTTACATTAAATGTAGATAATTTTAAGAATGCAAGCGAAAAAACTACCAGCTATAGTAAGGCATTTAAGCTACCATCTACAAAGAAAAATAATAGAGTATTTAGTAATTTATTTGATGTAACTAGAAGCACTGCAGATGATTTATTATCATTTAATCCATATAAACATACTAGGATAAGATTAAAAGAAAATGGATATACTATATTTGATGGTAAATTAAGACTTATAGACATTACTGAGACTGATGGGGATATATCATATAATGTAAATTTATACTCAGAAACTATAGCATTAAAAACATTATTAGAAAATAAGAAATTAGGTGATATAGATTTTTCAGAGCTAGACCATTTATATAATAGTAATAACATTACCACATCATGGACTACAGGCATAGAATTATCTACTCCATTATCATCAGGATATATAGGATTTGCAGGCTCTCCAGGAGCTACACATAGTCAGGTATTAAGGTATCCGCTATGTGATTGGACTGGCTCATTTTCTAAAAAATACTTAATAGGTATAATACCTATGGGATGGGAGATGGAATATTTAGAGGATGGATTTAGACCATGGATAGAGGTAAGGTATCTGTTAAAAAGAATATTTTTTGAGGCGGGATTTTCTTATGTGAGCACATTTTTAGACTCAGACTGGCTAGATAATGTATTTATAGATTTTAATACAGGTAAAACTATAGGAGGAAATTTAAGGATAGAGCAGGAGTCTGATCCTGGAGTGTCTGCTAATGATAATTGGACCTCAGCCTATACAGGATATACGCCTCTAAAATTTACAGAAGCTAACTCAGACGCCTTAAAGTCTATATATTGGACTAATGATACTACATTTACAGCTACTACTAATAATCAATCTGTATATATAACATACGATTTAAGACTAAAAAATACAGCATCAGGTAATGAAAATATAAGACTTAGACTTAGGAATGTAACGCAGGGCACAAATTTAACAATACATTATATTACTATTAGTGGTAATGATACAGAGAATGTAAATAACTCTGTAAATACTACATTACAATCAGGAGATGTAGTAAGACTAGAATTTGTATCTCAGACTAATAGCTCAGATGTAAAGCAATTTAGTGATGATGGTCATATAGACGCTATTACTTTCTCAGTGAGAAATGATGAAATGACGGACTCTATATTATCTAATTGTAATAGAGGTAATATGTCTCAATGGGATTTTGTATCAGGAATATTAAAGGCATTTAATTTAGTGGTAGTAAATAATCATGATGAGGCGGGAGAGTTTAAGATAGAAACTTATAAGGATGTATTTAAGCCATATACAGCGTCTAATGATATAGAGATATTAGATTGGACTCATAAAGTAGATGCACAGGAATTTAAGTTAAAACCTGTAAATAATAAAAGGATTACAAAACTTACATATAAAAAAGATAGTAAAGACCATGTATCAAAATTATATACAGAGGCTACCTCTAATGTAGCTACAGGAGAGTATCTATTTGGAGCTTATGAATATGAGAACACTACTAATGACTTTGCTACAGGAGACTTAAAAATAGAGATACCATTTGCGCCTCTAATTAATAAGCCATTATGGCAGCCTATGCAATTTGACTGCCCTGCTATATTTAGTAAAAAGGGAGATAATGAATATCAGGCATTTGATAATGTAGTAAGGCTAGGATACTTTAATGGCACAAAGACAAGTAATTTAGGAGGATTTGGATTTTATAGCCCTATACAAAATCATGCATCTTATCAATTTACTAATCAGAAAACTTATGGATTTATTAGTCATTATGAGCAATCGGGAGACCAAAATTACAATTTTGGATACTGCCAGCATTTAGGTAGTCAGCCTCCTCCTTTTAATACATTATTTAGTGAGTTTTGGAGTCAATATATATATGAGTTAAATAGCCCTGAAGCTAGACTATTAACATTAAGAATTAATCTATATCCTACAGATGTGCATGATTTCAAATTTCAAAATAATATCAGGATTAAAAATAGATTATACAGAGTAAATAAAATAGATTACAAACCAGGAGAGATGAGCTCAGTAGAATTATTACTATTATAGATGGATTTTATAAAAGGACATACAATTAAGCCTAATGAGGTAAAAGATGATGGTAGAGTGTTATTTACAGATGGCACTAATAATAACTTATACGCTAATGAAAAAACATGTAAAGCTTATGGATATAGATATGTAGATGGTATGTGTGTAGCGTTTCAGCCTCAGCAAAATGTAGAAAGTATAAAACTAAATACAGCAGTAAAAGGTAAAAATACATTACATCCTGATACTAATGTGCATCATGTGCAGGGATATAATAATGAGACAAAAGGTAATAATAATTTAATATTAGTAAATGGTGTAAATCATATAGTAAATAGAGATATACAGAGCACTGCAATATTAACAGGTATAGGAGGAGAAAGTAGAACACATGGAGAGGCAGTATTAAATGCTCATAATTTAAGTAATACTAATACTATAGCTGATACAGCTACATCAGTAATGAATGCAGGTCAATTAAGCACAATTATATTAAATTGTGAGACTACAGATAATACTCAGACTACTATGACTGCTCTAGTAAATCAGCCTGATGCTACAGGAGTATATACAGACTATATACCAATACCATTAAATAGTATAATAGGGATAGAGATGTATATATCTAGACTAGAGGTAGGAGGCACAAGCGGCACAGCGGGTAATTTTTCATACAGGCGTAATCAGCAATGCGTAAGAGTAGCTAGAGCCTCTACTACTTTTACAGATTTTAATACTAAAAATATAGCAAAGTTAGGAGTAAATGGTAGTTTTACAATAGCAGCAACTGATA